CCCATTCGCTTGGTTAAGTAATCTTAGGGCCTTAACCAGGTCGTGGTCAGAATAGTTGATTGCCTGCACGGATTTTTCTCTCCTCATCTCCGCCCTCACCGCCCGAATAGCGTGCAGGATTTCCTTAACTTGCAACCGCATCTTTCCCAACTCTGCGGCATCGTCTCGTTTTACTGCTTTCTTCTTAGCCTTTTTCGGCATATTCAAATACGATGACAAATCCTTCTCCTTAATACCCAACTCCTTCGCCCTGGCTATAACCGTAGCAGTAGCCAACGCAGGTACAGGCACCGCACTCACCTCCAATAACTCCTGCTTCGTATATCGGTTTCCCTCCCTCTCAAGCGGCAGGAAGCCAACCGAAAAGCCGTCCAATAGGGGCGGGTTGGCTTCGTACATAGCCTTCACCGTTTTGTTAAACTCTGTCGACTCGTCAAATACGGGTTCAAATACCAGCTTCTCAGTCTCTCCGAATTTCTCCACTCTCATGTTCTCAGCACGCCCGACTGGCAGCCCGTTATGCGCCGGGTTACGGTTGTGCATCCACAGCAGGCGAGGCGATTTGTTAAAGTTCGATAAGTCCCATCCCTTCACGCTGATAACCTCTCCCTCCCTGTCCTCGACCTCCTCGGAAGCGATAGCGACTATTTTACCGTCACTCTTTTCCGTCTTCGCACTGATCCGTTTCATCTCCATATCCTCCCCGGCATCCTTATTATGTTCGGCAACCCATTTTGACGCTTTCTCCATATCCCATTTGTCCTTGTCGAACAGGTACGTCATAATCATCTTCTTCGGAATACAAAACAACCCCTTAATGCCAGCTTCCGCAGATATATCTATAGTGCGTACCTCTGCGCATTCCCCCTCGAATTTCGGGTTCGGAACTCTCACATACTTATCGGTAATTTCTGGCATTTCGTGGTAGATAACAAATAAAAAACCCGATACCAACAGAGAATCTCTGTAAGCATCGGGCATCATTGCCTCATTCCAGCGTCTTGCGCTTTCTCAATTTTCCGTGTTTTCAGTATTGCACGCAGGCTTTCCCGTGTCAATAGCGGAAACAACCGTTCCGCCCCGGATGATAATAATCTCCCGTTCTATAAGGTTAAACGTATTGCACCGAGGACACTTTATCTCAATGCAACCCGACTTAATAGACTCCTTCATCAATAGTGTCCCGCACTTCTTACATCTATACTCAATCATATGCAGTCTTTAAGACTTTATTTAGTTCCGATCAACCGACTCCCAAGCGTGTCTACCTGGTAGTGTATACCCAAAGAAGCAACTAACGCTTCTCCCCCAAAAGCGTCTCCAGCGGCGGTTATCCTCATCAGCGTAAAGAAAAACTGGTCTCCTATTTTTATATTCGTTCCTGTAATCGTAGCTACATCCGTTCTCAACCACTCGTACTGAGTATCATACGCTACGTCGTTAGAGTCCACAGTAGTAGAATCTGCAAAGGTGGTATCGTCTCGCTGAATCGTGTAAATTAACCTCCACTCTACCTGGTCGGTTCCTGTAGGTGCATCGTTTGAACCCCAATGCACGTGAAACACTACATCCGTTCCCTCCTTGTAATCGTGAGGAATCTCAAATACGCCAGACCCCTGTTCCCCATCTGCAAATCCCAAGGTATAAATGCCCGTGTTGTCCCCATCGTTATCTAAAATCTGTACCGTGCCAGGAAGCGTACCTCCCGTTTTCAATATCAATGCACCCACATTGCAATCCTGGTACACGGGAACCTCTAATACCAACGTCTTTGCCGTACCACAGTCTACGGTTAGGTCGGAAGCGGCTACGAGGTCGGTGTCTATGTTCCCATTCGTGCCGTCATAATAGATACCCATATCCTGACCCTCTCCCGTTTTCAACATCTTCGAGTCCGAATCTATAATGACATCCCCACCGTCAAACGTGTTATCTGCGGTAAACGTGTTCGTATCATCCGCCATCGGGACATTACTCACGTCAGCTGCACTGTACACAATAATTTCTGGCTGCGACATCTACAGTAACGCCTTAATAAAGGTTAGTGCCTTTTTGATCTGCTTCCCCATCGTTCCTGCCGTGACATGACTGCTTTGCAAATCCTCCCAAACTGCGTTTGCTATTGTATAGGCACTAACAGGAATCGCTAGGGGTGGAACAACCGGCAGGGCGTTTGCCCAGTAGTCCATACCTCCCAAATCAAGGGCTACGGAAGGTGGATACATCACCGTAAAATCGTCAAAGTACACATCTGCGTTTGTGGTGGTAGCATCCGTCTTTCCCGTCAATGAAACCGTAATCTGCCCGTATGTGGTCAGCGGTGTGAATGTCACAAATAGCTGCTGCCAATCTGTATTCTGCGCAGCCTGACAATACGCGGTACTGGCGTTATCATAGTAAATAGACAACCTCGGAAGCTGGTGAGTAGCACCATAATAGGTAGCATTGTTTATCTTGCACCATACCGCTACGGTCATGGTTTTGTTCTGAATGTTTCCAGTAGGTACGTCAAACGAGTAGGAGTTAAACGTAGTCGTAGACGAAATAGGTCGCAACCTTAACGCAAACTTGCCAGTACCAGCGGTGTGAACCGTGGTGTCAGACAAAGAGTCCCCCGTAGAATATGATTTCCCGTACACCCAGTACACTCGGTGGTCGTTTGCGGTCTGGTCGAAAGTATTGAGTTTCAGGTACGACCCAAGCGTCATAGAACCTATCGTGTCGCTAGTAATAATGGTCGGGTCAAACAGGCAGTTATCGTAGACATCCTGCACAAGAACCCCAGAAGCGTATGCGATTGACGCACCGTTTGCCGCCTCGCTACCGAAATCGCAACTAACAAACCTGTTTCCCGTTGAGGTGGCATTGTAATATATGCCCCCAGTAGCATTAGAATCTGAGGTACAACCCGTAAACGTGCAGTTGAATACCGCACCCAACTTGAACCCCTGTCCCGACGACCCGCACTTGCAACTCGTAAATGTTGACGCTACCGCAGTAATAACAATGGTTCCGTATGAACCACTCCAGGTGGTCGTTCCTTGAACATTACTAACCGTCAGGTTGTTTCCCAAACCTGTGCCACCTATCGTTATCGGATTGACATAGCTTCCACCATAACAGTTTGAGATAGTTGCGTCATCACATCTGAACTCGAAACAGCCACCGCTTGAGTTGTTCTTCCATAAATACCGATATATCTGCTTGTTAGCATAACTTGTTCTTGCTGCTGTCGGAATAGAAACACCTATTGACCCAGCAGCGTTTATCACAAAATGTTCAATAAGTACGTTTCTCGTTCCCGTCCCAATCGCAGTTCCGCTTGGGTCGTATCCGTTTATAGCAATCCCCGTAGCATTTGTGCAGTACACTCCCGAATACTCAAAATTATTAGGAAACGCAGATGCACCAGTAGTTCCAGAAGAACCGCCTGGGCCACCTAACTTGCCAGTTGCGGCTATTCCGAAAGCGTTGATAACTCTCGTTAGATTCATCACACCCCAACCGTCACAGTGCTTTCCAGAAAGATTTGTGGTAAATGTAACCGTGGTTCCAACGATAGTATCTATAATCTTACTTTCAATTCCAGAGGAGGATGCCCCCCATACCCAACAGGTATCTCCCGCTTGCCAAACCGCACTCCTGTCGTCAGAGGTTACGATAACCTTCTGTGTAGGATTTGCATCTGCTGCCAAGGTGGAATAATAGGTAGTCGTGTACGCACCATACACATAATCCTCATACTCGGTATCTCCGTTCCAATGGAACGAGGTCGCCCACTGGTTTGTAAACGCTAATGTCAGTTTGTTCGCATAGGTTACTGGCACGCCAGACGTACCAGCCACAAACACGGAATTATTAGAACGATAATAATATCCAGTAACCGTCCAAGTGTACGCAGCAGCAGGTGCACTGTTTCCGAATGTAGAATTAACTCCCGCAAAAATATCCGTAAGAGTGACCGTCTGGTCTACCGTTAATACCACATCTTGCTTGATAGCTACCGAATCTGTTGCAGAGTAAGTCGCTGCTGTTACGACAGGAATGACATAACAGTATCCTGACGTTCTGTGATTGCATAAACGACACGATGCGTTAGTAGAAAGCACCCGCAATCTCCAGGTGGAAGCGTCTGTAGTAAGGGCGACTGGATAAGTACCAGTATCAAATACAAAAGAAACAATAGCCATTCCCGCAGACGACATTTCCGCCTGGTCGGTTCCGATGACTTGCTGATAGGTCAACGTCTTTTGCGCCTGTGTAACCCACGCCCCCGTAACATACTTTTGCAATTCTACTGTTACCGACTGTGCTGCGGTGTTTGATGTAACAGACAACGCAACCATAACCTCAGTGCAATTAGCCGCTACTGAGGGAGTAAAAGCAATCAATCGTTCCGAGTTCGCAGCAGTAACCGCACCGTTTGCACAGTTGATATCCAAGGCACTAGCCGCTACCACCTTAAAAGGATTTGTAGAAAACGCGGCGGTTGTGTCTGCGTACAGTACGGCCATTATAATTCCTTAATTGCTAAAAGAATTGCCTCTATCCTAGCCAACTCTGCAATCTCTGCATCGTGATTTACATACGGATAGTTAGCTTTAGCCCACGCTTTCCAACCCTCGCCGTCAGTCGGCATATCGGGGTCTGCCTGTGCGATTCTCTCCTCCAACGCCAATTTCTGGGCTTGTAAATCCGACTTGATAATAATGACAGCACGTTCTGTAGTCTCATCGTACTGAATAAACTTACCTGTCCCTATCTTAAAGTATGTCATTAGAAGGCGGTCTCATAAATGTTATATGTAGCCGTAGTTCTGGCGGCGTATGCCAGTGTGTAGGTAGTTAGTGTCGGATTGTTCGTAATCGAGGCGTATGTAAACACCGGGAAGTTTCCCGTCTCGTCTATTTTGCAGATATACCAGACCCCACTACTGTCCTCTTTGCAGATATACGTTACGTTGGTAGTCGTGTAGTCGTCAATCGCATTCGTCTTGAACCGAGAATCGGTATTGATCAAGTCGCCCACTACCACATCTGCGTCTATTTGCAGGTGACCATCGCTATCGACTAACGCCTGCTTCGCCTCTCCCGTAGACGTAACAAACGGAAACGTCTGCCGTGTGGCTGAGGACACGGCGGTTACCAAGGTATCTATGAACTTCTTGCCATCGCTTAGGCGTACCGCAATCGGACGCTTCGCATCTCCGCTTCCTTCGATTTTAACCGCTTGCACATCCTTTTTGAGAGATAATACAGCCCCTAGAAGGCCCTTAAAATGCACGGAAAGCCACGAGGACTCCCGTAGCCCCACCTCTTCGGGAAACTTTTCAGCCTTCGGGAACTCTATATCCTTCAGGTTGCTTACCGTTACAGAATCGGGAAATGCCTGCTGGTTCTCAACGTATACTTTGTACAACTCAGGCAGGTTTACCTTGCCATCGTTTACCAATACTTTCAGGTCGTATAGCAGGTCGGATAGCTTCGTAGTCTCGGAAGATAGCGACTTCTCAAGAGACGACAACGCATTCTGTAATTCTTTCGTGTTTTCAACTGCCGTGTTTCTGGTAACCTTTTCGGATAACAGCAACTCTTTCAGCAGTTCCTTCTGTTCGTCTCCCAGTACCGCATCAGCTTGCCTCTTCAGTTCCTCGCTGTTCATAGAGTGCATTTCTCAAGTTATCTCGCAACTCCTGAATCTCAGATAGTATAGCTTCCTTTTCAGATTGCGCCTCTGCAACCGCCTTTTCGTGCATCTCCTTCGATTCCTTTTTCAAGTCTTTCTTTTTCGCATCGTGTGCAGCGTCCAACTCTTTCAGCTTCTCCTCGGCCTCTTTCTGTTTTTCCTCAAGATTCTTGATTTCCTTCTCGTATAGCTTCTGCGTTACCGCCTTGTAGACGTTGTTTACCTCCTCATGCGTATGTGCAGCCTCCTGTCCCCGTCTCATGCTGCGAGTCACGGGAACAATAGTGCAGCGACACCGTGGATGAAGCGGCGGGTACTGTACGCTGGAAACCTTGATATCCATCTTTCCACCACTCGTCTCGAATGTGTCCCCCTTATCGAAGAACACCTCCTCCACACCGACCACCTTACCGTCCATTTCTGCACAGTACGGACACGTTCTCTCGTCAGCAGCGGTCAGCCATTCCTTAGAAACAACGATGCCAGACTGTCGATACGCCTCGTTTGCGCTGAAGTTTGCAGCCCGCAACACCTCCGTGCGTGAAATCATGGCGGCACGCACCTCCATGAAGTCAGTATACACGGCAGCTACCCGGTCTCGTAACTCGTTTATTCCCTCTCCTTTTCTCAATCCTTCAGACAGCGTGGCTATCACATCGCTTCGAGTAGTCGAGTTGACCTCCTTGATAAAAGAATAGCCGAGGTTCTCAAGATACGAGACTACCTCTTGCGCCTCCATATTGAAGTTCCGCATCAACCCGTAATCGTAAAGCACCTGGTCTCCTTGCGCTTTTACAATTCTTTCAAGATACGGTTCTATATCTTTGTACCACCTCTGGTTCTCGCTTCTGCTTGAATACACGAAGTCTTGGCCAGTCATTTTCTGATGCGCCAGCTTCAGAGACTTCGGCTGAGAGTACTTGGACAACTCGTCCAGTATCAGGCGGTGCTGTTCCTCAGCAAGATGGATCAACTGTATCCGAAGGGCATCCTCCCAGACATCAGTTCGTGCGACTAGCTGCTTCCACTTCGCCTCTTTAAGAACCTGCTTCTCCTCCTCGGTCTGTACCTCCTCGTATTCCTTGTCCTTCATTAGCGCACCGACCAGCTTTACCAAATCGTGCTTGATAGTCTGCTTGATACCGTCCTTGATAACCTCAAGCGGTTTTTTCGGGGGCGCACCTACAGATAGCTTCAGCTTCTTTACCGGGGTCTTTCCCTGCATCTTTGCAAACCTCTGCTGCGGCACCTCTGGAATCGGGTTTCCCTCCTCGTCCAGTCTCGGTTCTTGCGGCTGTGACGGTTCTTCCTCAGGTACTTCCCCGATTGCGGGCTTCATACCGAACGGCAGGTAGATAGTATCTCCCCCCTCAAGCGGTTCGTAGCCCTCCTCGTCCCTGACCTCGTTTGGTGTCAGCCAGCCGTATTTAAGTCCAGACTCGTAGATGCGTAGCTTCATATCCACATCCTCAGGAACCGGGTCTTCAAAATCGAAAAACAACGCCCCGCTAGTATCGAAGTTAGGCAGGTAGAACTCGGTCAGGTATTGAACAAACGTAGTCAACATCGGCTTCACAACCGACTTCATCAGTCTAGCGTCTGTAGCCTCCTGGTTGGCCCGGTTCACATCCTCAACCACCCCGATATTGGCCTTGCTAACCCCGAAGGTGGCCAGTATCTCGTCCCTGATATACTTCTTCGTTTCCAGAAAGTCCATCTCGTGCATCTTGCCGCCGATTTCTTGTATATTCCATTCCCCGCCAGTCAGCAGGGCCACCTTATGCGCATTCGCAGTACCTCCGAACTTCTGATAGAAACCCTCAAGCAGCCGGGTCGCAGTTGCCTGGTCTACGTTCTTGTCGGTCATTAGAAACAGGTACGGAAGCGCAGAATTGAAAAAGAAGTTCCTGTTCCACTCGCTTGAGAACTGGTCGATATCCATCGGCATCGCCCCTGCCCTGACGGCACCGTATCCACGGTACGGGTTAGTCGGTGAGAAGTCCTTAAAGAATAGCAGGTCTTGTACTTCTATCCGCACGCTTTTGAAATCGGAACCTCCCGGCTTGTACTCGTAGTGGTCTATAAATCTATCCTTGCTTGGTATCACACTGATCCAATCTGGCCGAAGCGGCCAAATCTGTTCGATTAGCTTCCCCTTACGAATGAACGCCCACGCAGCCTCTCCCAAAAGGCACATATACGCTACATACATCCGCTTCATCAAGTCCATCGTCATGAAGTCGTTAACGTAGTACAGAGAGGATAACGCAGCGTGTTCTTTTACCTCCTCGATATCCGTATCGCCACCCTTTTTCGTTACGGTCTTGTACAGCTTGAGAGGTACCGCAGCGAACATATTCGCTATCGTATTGATAGCAGAATACGACCAGCCCTGGTATGCGTTCAGGTAATCTGAAGCTTTTTTAGCGGGAGGTTCTGGGAGGTTTATAACGGAGTCGCTTCGGTATTGCGGGATTTCAGTAGCCATAGATAGCAAGTATTAAATATAAATGTTCACTTCTGCTACCGATGGCGAGTAATATGCAAGTGCTAGGGCATCTGCCATATCTGGACTTTTCAGTCCTCTTTTTTTCATATCGTCCTTACTCTCGATAATCGTCTGGCCTCGGCTGTTATATCCGTACTTGATATTCGCCAGCTGACCGATCAACGTATCATCGTTCGGAATCGAAATCGCCTTATCCCGGAACCTCTCTCTCAGTCCCCAGTAAATCTCGCTTCTTAGGGACTGGAACTGTTCCGTGTTGCTGGCAGACTCGGCAACATTGACTCCAATTACATCGTATCCCAACTCTTTCAACCTGTCAACTACGCCAGCACCCATTCCGATAACGTCTATCTTCGTACGAATCGGTTTGTATTGTTCGATAAGGTTTTTCAGACGCCCTACCGTTTCCATAGTATCCTGCTGCGAGTAGGATTGTAGGTCGACTACGTTCTCTCCGTTCCTGACGATAAAGACAGTCATATCCGATCCGAAGCGTGCTACATCGCATCCGATTTCCACAGCCCCGGTAACTCCTTTTCGGTTCACACAGTTCTCGACCCACTTTAGCGGTATTACCAAGTCCTCCCCAGACTGAGAGAACTCCCCCTTCACACGGGTCTGGTACAGGGGCGACTCCTCACCCCAATCTGCCTTGCGAGACTCTATCCACTCCCGGCTTACCCGTGGCGAGTCCTCGCTATTCGTATGGAATAGCTGGTAGTTACCCTTCTTGCGGGCGAATATATCGTAGAAATACCCGGCAGTTTCCGGGGGCGGTGTAGATATCACTAGCTGCTTTGCGCCTACCGTGGTTAAGGCACCCTCACACGCCTCAAACGTACCTTCTGGAATAGACTTCGCCTCGTCAAACACAAAGAACAGATGTTTCGCATGAAACCCTTCCATCTTTGCCGGGTCGTCTGAAGCCTCTCCTGTAGCGAACCATTCCTCGCCACGCTTCAGCATCAGGTTTAGCGACTCGTATTCTTGCGCCCCGATCAATTCCAAATTCGCCTTGCGCCTCCATTTATGAATCTCCGGCCATAACTGCTTGCTGACCTGCCTCCACGCAGACGCCGTAGTAATGATACGAGAGTTCGGAAAGCAATCGAAATACCAGTTTACAGCAACCGCCGCCGTAGTGGTTTTCCCAACCCCGTGCCCGCTG